TAAAAGAAGTACTTTGGATGAATTATGATTGCGAAAAGCAATTAAGCATATTTCAGACAGATAATTAAAAAGGAGCGAAAATGAATAGAGTAATATTGATGGGAAGATTAACAAGAGATCCTGAAGTGAGATATACAAGTGGTGAGAATTCAATGGCGGTAGCAAGGTATACATTAGCGGTGGACAGAGGGATAAAAAAGCAGGCGGAGCAGAGTGCAGACTTTATACAGTGTGTTGCATTCTCTAAGGCAGCAGAATTTGCAGAGAAGTATTTCAGACAGGGCATGAGAGTATTGGTATCAGGAAGGATACAGACAGGTAACTATACGAATAAAGAAGGGCAAAAGGTATATACAACAGAGGTTATCTTAGATAGTCAAGAGTTTGCAGACAGCAAAGGGGAGAGTGCTAACAGTAAAGGTACAAGCAATCAAGGTACATATGTGGATGCAGACGGATTTATGAATATACCGGATGGTGTAGATGATGAGGGATTACCGTTTAATTAAAATCAAAGGAAGGAAAGAATATGTTTATTAAGCAATCAGTATTTGAGAAGTGGGTAAAGAAAGCATATAAGTATGATGCATTGAGAATATATAAAAGTGAAGATGACGACTTGATTATAGATACTCCAAATTGGACGCTAGGAATACGCAAAGATTTTATAACTAAAGAAGTCAAGGGAGCCTTGGTAAAGCTTGTAGGAGATTTACCGGAGCGAACAGAGTCTATATTGTATGGCAAAGGTGGAAATATGCAATATGAGATTTCAGAAATGATAGATACATCAATACTGAACAATGATTATACAAAAGATAGGGAATATAGTCCTTATATTGTCTCCAATGTAACTATAGAAAAGACATACAGAGTAATTCAGTCTGAAAGTGATATAAGCATAATAAGAATGTTTGAGCAGGAATATTTGAATTTGATTGAAAGAAGTCTTGTGGATATTAAGGGTGGAGAGACGAATGTTGAAGGACCTATCAGTGATGATAAAGGTTCAAGCCTCAGATGGTATACGAATGTATGTGCGTTGGAAATAAAGCGTAGTATAGCAGAAGATTATACAAATGAACTGATAGAGACACTTAAGAAAATAAAACTTGAAAAATGTGAGGAGTAGGTATGGCAATACAAAAAGATATAGTAATCAACAGAAAAGAATATGAGCGAATAAAAAGATATGATCATAATCAAATGAATAACTATGTGAAGAGTATATATAAGAGTGGTTTTGAAGATGGCAAGGCAGCAGTTCCGGGAATTGATATAAAAAACATTGCGGATATAGTTAGAGGTGTAAAAGGTGTCGGAGAAAAAAGAGCTGCAGATATAGTGAAAGCGCTTGAATCGGAAATGGCAAGGCTGTAGAGCGAGGTGGGCAATAGTGAAGGTAAATAAAGAAGAATGGGAAAAATATAGGATAAGTGTAAAGAAAGCAAGGGAACTATATTATTTCTGCTTACAATACGGTGAGTGGAAGGAAGAGCTGTTTAGGAATACCAATTCTATAAAGAGTGTGAGTGGTGGAGGTGGAGGGAAAGGGATAGGAGACAGCACAATGGCACTTGCTATAAAAAGAACTATTCTAAAAGACAAGTGTGAACTTATAGAAAGTACTATTGTGGAGACAGACAAAGACTTATATAGATATTTACTTAAAGCAATTACAGAAGAAGGAGTAACATATCAGTATTTAAGAAGCGTCATGGGAATGCCGTGCAGCAGGAGAAAATACTATGAAACTCGAAGAAGATTTTATTATTTGCTGTCAAAGAAAAAAGAAAATCTAATGATTTAAAAAGAGGGTCACTCATAAAGTCAAAAAGGTGATATATTGATACCATAAAATTTGCAGGACAAGGACTGTGAATTGAAATGACATGTGTTTCTCCTAAAGGGCACCTCAAGAAATTGGGGTGCTCTTTAAAGTTATAAGGAGTGTTAAATGCCGGCAAGGAATAGACCTGACAAGGACGGAACGCATAGAGGAGCGTTCGAGAAGAATAAAAGAAAGATATATGCAACACGAACAATATGCGGTATATGCGGTAAGCCGGTTGACATGAGTCTTAGGTGGCCAAACCCTATGAGTAAGTGCATAGACCATATTATACCTGTAAGCAAGGGTGGACATCCGTCAGATATTGACAATTTGCAACTTGCACATATGTGTTGTAACAGGGAGAAAAGCGATAAGATTCTTAAAGAAAAATCAGATAAGCCGATGGCTAAGGTAGATGAAATTATAAGCAATAGAGTTTTACCGCAGACAATCGACTGGTCAAAGTATAAAGGATAGGGGGCTATAGTACCCCCACCCCTTACTGCTTTGTACCCCACGCCCGTACTGGGAATATTTCTCGCTGAAAATAAAAGGAGGACTTAATTGAGCCAAATTTATGGAATAGAATATCTTAGAAATAAGCTGGCTTTAAAGAAAACCAGAGTAAAGATAAGATATAATTTTTATGAAATGAAAAACAAAGTTAAGGATTTTCAAATATCAACACCTCCAAGTCTAAGGGAGTGGGTAGGCAGTATCGGATGGTGTGCAAAGGCTGTTGATACACTGGCAGATAGATTGATATTCAGAGAATTTGCTGATGATAAATTCCAAATCAATGATATATTTAAACTTAACAATCCGGATGTATTTTTTGATAGTGCAATATTATCTGCACTAATATCATCTTGTTGTTTTGTATATATTTCAGGAGATGATAGGGGATACCCAAGACTACAGGTTATTGACGGAGCTAATGCAACAGGATGTATAAACCCTATTACAGGATTGCTTACAGAAGGATATGCAATTTTAGAAAAAGATAAAAATGGGAATGCAACTACTGAGGCTTATTTTGTAGAAGGACGAACGGAAATATATAGGAAAGGTGAAAGAGTGCCGGAGATTATAACTAATAATGCCGGACATCCTTTATTAGTGCCTATTATGTTTAGACCTGATGCGGTGAGAGAGTTTGGTCGTTCAAGAATTAGTAGGGCTTGTATGAGCATTGTAGGTTCGGCGTTAAGAACGATTAAGAGGTCTGAAATATCAGCAGAATTTTATTCATTTCCTCAAAAGTATGTACTTGGAACTGATCCGGATCAAGAGCCTCTTGAGAAGTGGAGAGCAAGTATGTCTTCACTTATAGAATTTACAAAGGATGAGGACGGAGATGTCCCGACAATGGGACAGTTCTCACAACAGAGCATGTCACCACATATTGAACAGCTTAGAATGTTTGCAGCATTGTTTGCAGGTGAAACAGGATTGACACTTGATGATTTAGGATTTGTTACAGATAATCCATCCAGTGCAGAGGCAATAAAGGCATCACATGAAAATTTAAGATTATTGGCAAGAAAAGCACAGCGGAATTTCGGAAGCGGATTTTTAAATGTCGGATATGTATCTGCATGTTTTAGAGACGATTTAAATTACGAAAGAAAAGCATTTTATAAAACATTGGCGGAATGGGAGCCGATATTTGAGCCGGATAGTGCAATGCTTTCTGCAATTGGTGATGGTGTGATTAAGATTAATCAGGCAGTACCGGATTATATTAGTGAAAAAAACCTGAGAAACTTAACAGGTATAAAGAAGCTTGAGTGAAAGTATTATGAGTGATGTTATCAGTAAAATAAAAGACGAATACAACAAGTCTATAAAAGATAGTTCTTTAAAATCTATATATGATAAGATTGAAAAAGGTGTAGCTACTTATGCTGAGGCAAGTGTTTTTTCTTCAAAAGCAGGACAGATAATAGCAAAAATACTTGATAAGTATTTAAAGGAAAATATGATGGGTGATATTGTACCTATCGAAGTGGCAAAAAGTTTAATACTCGGTTCACTAAAGCATAATCATGAGAAGGTAGCAGAAGTTTGCGAACAGGTTCAAGCAATATTAAATGAGAGTGCCGGAATAGGACTAAAGCCGTTAAAACCGTTTTTTGATGATAGAAAAGCGGAAGGAATAGTGGTAGAAGTTGTTAATGCAAAGAGTTATCTTGATAAGAGTATTGCTTTTATGGAGCATGTTGAAAACTTATCTATGGCAGCAGTTGATAAGGCCGTTAAGGTTAATGCAGACTTTCATAGTGAGGCAGGCCTTGCACCTAAAATTAAAAGGGTATCAGTTGGAAAATGCTGTGAGTGGTGTCAAAAAATCGTTGGACTATATGACTATGAAGATGTAAAAGATACAGGTAATGATGTTTTTAGAAGACATTCAAATTGCAGATGTCAGGTACAATATATACCTACAAGAGGTAAGGCAAAGAATGTTCATACTAAAAGATAGATGATAGTATAAAGAATAGGAGTAGATAAGCATGCAACAACGGATAGGAAATCAAATACCTACGCAGTCCGTTGTTTCAGACTATGAGGAGACAAAAGGCAATGATGCAGTAGAGATTTATAATAAAACCGGTAGAGTTGCACAGGAGTGGCAAGTCAGGTTGGTATGTGACATTATGGCATTTAATAAAGATGGACTGTGGACACATACTAAATATGGGTATTCACTACCGAGAAGAAACGGAAAGACGGAAGTTGTTTATATAAGAGAATTGTGGGGGCTTATTAGTGGAGAGAGAATACTTCATACAGCTCATAGAACAACTACATCTCATTCTTCCTGGGAAAAGACTTGTATGCTTTTAGCGGCAGCAGGATACAAAGAAAAAGAGGATTATAAAACAACTAAGCAGTTTGGTCTTGAGAAGATTGAAATGCTTAAGGGTGACAAAAAAGGTGTTATACATTACAGAACCAGGTCAAGTAAAGGTGGATTGGGTGAGGGATTTGACTTAGTAGTAATTGATGAGGCGCAGGAATATACAGATGATCAGGATACGGCCTTAAAATATGTTGTGTCAGATTCTTTGAATCCGCAAATTATTTACTTGGGAACGCCACCAACAGCAGTTTCAGCCGGAACTGTTTTTTTAAAATATAGAGACAAGACTTTACAGGGACAAAATCAAGATTCAGGATGGGCTGAGTGGGCAGTTGATGAAATGACAGACCAGAATGAAGTTGAGGCTTGGTACCTGACAAATCCGTCACTTGGAACAATACTAACAGAAAGAAAGATAAGAGCAGAAATCGGACCGGATGAGATTGACTTTAATATTCAGAGATTAGGTCTATGGATAAAGTATAATCAGAAGTCGGCAATTACGCTTACAGAGTGGAATGCAATGATGGTGTCAGATTTTAAGGAGTCTTTGTTGGTTGGTGGAATACATGTGGGGGTTAAATTCGGACATGATGGATTAAATGTTGCTGTATCTGTAGCTGTAAAGACTAAGGATGATAAGGTGTTAATTGATGGTATTGATTGTAGGCCGATAAGAGTAGGCGTTGATTGGATTGTAGCGTGGATAAAAACAGTTAAAGCTGAGTCAATAACTATTGACGGTGATAATGGAAAAGCTTTACTTGTCAATGCATTAAAAGATGCAAAAGTAAGAATTAAGCCGGTACTACCGAAGACAGCGGATATAATTGCACTACATACATTGTTTGAACAGGCTTTAGAGAGTCAAAGCATTTGTCATTTGGGACAGCCTTCAATGGTTCAAGCTGCTACTAACTGTGAGAAGAGAGCAATCGGATCTAATGGAGGTTTTGGATATAAGGCTAATAAAGAAGGTATAGAGATTGCACTTTTAGAGAGTGCAATTCTTGCACATTGGTCATGTAGGCAATCAAAGGAAAAAAAGAAAAGAAGGGCAGTGAGCTATTAAGACAGGCAAAAGCTTGTCTTTTTTAGTTATAGATTGCAACACTTTGTGGAAAGGAAGAAAGATGGAGTTTAAGGCAATTGAAACAAAAGAGGCGTTTGATGAGGCGATAAAAGAGCCTATCAGACTTGCACAGGAAGAAGTAAGAAAAGAGTATGAAACTTACATGTCACCTGAGCAGGTGGAAAAGAAATATAAGGGGTACTTGTCGGAAAAGGAGGTGGTTGAGAAGTATAAAGACTATATGTCACCTGAACAGGTAGCAGAGAAGTATAAAGATTATTTGTCAAAGGAAGATGTAGATTCAAAAATCAAGGCGTATGAGGTTGAAAAACTAAGAACAAAGATTGCCCTTGATAATGGTTTGCCTTATGAGTTTGCAAACAGGTTACAGGGAGAGGATGAGAAAAGCATTCTTGAAGATGCACTGAGTATTGCAAAGCTTATCAAAGGTAATAGGAGTGTTCCACCTCTTAAGAACTCGGAGGGTGGAATAGATCCAAAAAGAGAGAGTTTTAAAAGATTGGTATCAGTACTTAAGGAGGATTAAAAAATGGCGTTAAATACAGCAAGAAGTTATTTTGATGCAGAATTGGTTGCGGATTTAATTAGTAAGGTAAAGGGCAAGTCATCACTTGCAATTTTATCAGCACAGGATGCTATTCCTTTTAATGGAATGAAGGAAATGATTTTCACTATGGACAATGAGATTGACATTGTTGCGGAGAATGGAAAAAAGTCAGAGGGTGGTATTTCCATTGAACCGCTTACTATTGTACCTATAAAGTTTGAGTACGGTGCGAGAGTGTCTGATGAGTTTATGTATGCATCAGAGGAAGCACAGGTGGATATTTTAACCGGATTTAATGAGGGTTTTGCAAGAAAGGTTGCAAAGGGTCTTGATCTTGCTGCATTCCATGGAATCAATCCAAGAACAAAGACGGCATCAACAGTAGTTGGAAATAATCATTTTGATGCAAAGGTAACACAGAAGGTTGTTTATGCAGCAGCCAATGCAGACGATAATCTCGAGTCGGCTATTG